TTGTCTCCTTTACGCTGGATGAGGTATCGCTAGTACCGTCATTGTTAATCGATTGGCTGTCCTTGTTTCTCCTAAAGAAATTGTCTTTGATCCCAGAACCTTTCCGGGTCAATAAGTAATTATCCTCTGTACACAAAGGAAAAGTACTATGTTTATAGTTATTCACAGTTTAACGCCTCATTCGAGAAATGTCAACTGCTTGTTCGTCACTAAACACCGGTACAGCATTGCTTTTATGCATGGTAGCAATACCTTTTACCATGGTTCCTGTGTAAACCTTGGCAGGAGCCAACGTGGCATTTCCGCCAGTGTCGACACTTTTGATATGTGCCGTTGTGTTACGACCTTCTGGTATTTTCAAACTGTAAACACTGTTCAAACTGGCGGCTGACATGGCACGTTTGCGTTTTTTTTCTTCTAGCTCAAGGCCTTGTCGCTTGAGTAACTCTTTCCAACTTTCGTCCAATTCTCTAGTCTTTCTTGCGTGTTCTGCTGAAGCAAATTTCTTTTTACCTTTCTTTTTGCCTGTAGTAGAATACATAGGCGGCAATAGGTGCATACTCAAAACGTTCTCCAAAAGTTATAACAATAATAGTATTATACTACCAAAATTGAGCTATGTCAAAGATTGTTATACTCGAAAACTTTCACCGCATCCACATTCGCCTTTTGAATTTGGATTGGAAAATTCAAATCCCTCATTGAGTCCATTGCGAACCCAATCCATTGTTAGCCCAGACAAATAGGCTAGGCTTTTTGCATCAACTAATACCACAAAGTCTTTTTGAGCAAAGTTGGTTACACCCACTTCAGCTTCATACTTGTCCACATATTCCAATGTGTAGGCCAATCCACTGCATCCTGTGGTTCTAACACCTATACGGATACCTTCACCTTTGCCACGGCGCTCTAAATTTTGTTTGATCTTTTTATACGCTGTGTCGGTTACGGTAATCATTTACAGCGGCCTTGATAGCATCTTCCGCAAGTATACTGCAATGAATCTTGACTGGCGGTAGTGCGAGTTCTTCCGCAATCTCACTATTCTTAATGCTTCCTGCTTGCTCCAGCGTTTTGCCCTTGACCCATTCAGTGACCAGCGAACTGCTAGCGATTGCACTGCCACATCCGTAAGTTTTAAATTTCGCATCTGTGATAATGCCATCTTCTACCTTTATTTGCAGTTTCATTACATCGCCGCAAGCAGGAGCACCAACCATACCTGTACCCACAGAAGGATCATCTTTTTCAAATGATCCCACATTGCGTGGATTTTCGTAGTGGTCGATGACCTTGTCGCTGTATGCCATACAGTATTTATCTTATTATTTTACTTCTTTTCGTGCGTTCTTAACTGCGGTAACATCGTTACGTGTTTCTTTGCACAATTTGGCTAGATCTTGACAATGCTTACGAACACGGGTGCCGGCAGCGCCAACTTCCTTGTCATAAAACTTTTCGAAGTCTGCTTCCATTGCTTCTACGATTGCTGTGAATTCTGCGTGTTTGTTTGTAGCCATATATTTCTCCTTTAAGGCAAGTACAGAGTACTTATACCTAGTGTACAGGAGTAAAAAATAAATGTCTAATCAATTGGCAATCACATTGCCACTGCCGCTGGTAATAGTGGCACCGCAGCCATATGTGTCGCCCAAACGCCCTATGTTCAAACCGTTGGCAAATACATTTCCACTGAATGAAGCAAGACCAGGAGCATGACTGCCACATCCTGGAAAGGTATGACTGGCCACTGCATCGCCGCTGCGCACAACTCCAATTCCGTTTACAAACACATTGCCGCTTCCGCCCGCGGTTGCAGTACCGGTTGGCGCCACAGCACATTTTTTACCAACGGCTGGATGACTTGTAGTTGCGGAGTCTGCTCCGCCCATTCTTGCTATTCCTGGCATAAAGTATTTATGACAGAGCAATCCCAGTGGTGCTTTCGATAAATTGCTTGGCAAACTGTTCGTCAGTTGGTTCAGCTACTGTTACTGTGGATTTTTGCAGTTTGATTTCTTTGTCCGGACTCACTGTAAACAAGTAAGGCATCAATCCTGGTCCTTTTGGACCCATGCCAATAACTTGAGGATTTTTTAGTTTGTAATGTAATGGGCCGTCTTCTACCAATTTGGCCACAAGTTCTTCTCCGCTTGTTAGTTTGAGTGTGACTACTTCGCCTTCTGCGAAACCTTTTGAAATAAACATATTATACCTTTTCGAAATGTCGTTTGAGTTCTTGGAACCCGCCTATATAATTATCGTCTAAAAATACTTGCGGTAAAGTTCTGGCTGCGGGAACTGCTTCCAATAGCTGTTCTTTTGTCCAATCTGTTTGCACATTTCTTTCTTCGTATTCAATGCCTTTCATTTCTAACAAGGCTTTGGCCTGTACACAATACGGGCACTGATTCTTACTCCATACTATTGCTTTCATATTTCTTCCTTTACTTATTATAGCGCAGGTAACTCATCATAGTCAATAGCATCGCTCATGACTCCAATGACATAATTGGTTGATTCACTTTCCTGTAGTGCAGTTTGCTTCTTGCTGGTGTCCACATGTTTGTTGAACCAAGGAATAGGTGTGCTTCTGGGCGCAGGATTATTGTATTTGATACCTATCTCTTTCAATGCACCCACTGCTGTGTAGTCCACAAAGTCTTTGAGAATGTTTGCATTGAGCCCAATCACAGGACCTTTGTTGAACAAGTAGTCCGCCCAGGCTTTTTCTTCACGGATCACATCCATGTACAAGTTGTAGACTTCTTGTTCACATTCTGATCTCACATCTGCAAAACGTGAGTCTTCTTTGACCACTTGGTTGATCAAATAAGCAGTCCATCCTTTGTGTAACAGTTCATCTTGCAGTATCAAACTGATGATGTTGCCGTTGCCAATAAAGATCTTGTTCTCTACCATGGCCAAACTTGTGGCAAATGAAACCATGAAGCGGAAAGCTTCTAACGCATAGCTGGCATGCAGTGCCATATAGATTGCCCGGATGTGTGTGTGCTCGTTGATTTTCTCGCCTGCTTCTTTACGGCAATTAATTTGATGTAGAGCATCATAGTATTCACCCACACTGGAAGCCATGTCTATAATTTCTTTAGTGTCATGGATAGAATTGAACACATCCTTGGGCACATTGTAAATGTTGCGAATGATATGGCTGTAACTCTTGCTGTGAATATTGGTTTCAAAGAATCCCCAGTTGTACATGAGTGCTTCCACTTCTGGCAAACTACACACTGGTGTAAACACTTGAGTTGGGCCACGTCCTTGCAAACTGTCTAGTGCAGTTTGGCGCAACAAGTTACTGGTAAAGATATGTTTGACAGCATCACTGGCTTCTTTGAAGTCGTTTGAGTCTTTGGTCAAGCTAATTTCTTCTGGTTGCCAAAAGAAGCCACGTGCAGTAGCTTCAAAGTCTGCAATCTTTTTGTATTTGACTTCTTCGAATCGTTGAATAGTGACTGGACCCGCTGGGTCCAAGAACATCTTTCGACCCAAATAGTCTGTTTTTGTTTTCAAATTGTATTGTGCTTGTGACATTAATATTTTCCTGATGCAAGTACTATCTTGCAAATGTGTTCTAATCTTTCTATGTGCTCATAGGCACGCCACGGACTTGTATCTATAGCAACAACTCCATGTCCTTTGATGCCCACTATGTCATAGGCAATGTTACCATCTCGATCTAACTGCAAATTCTTGTGGCATTCATCGGCCAGTTCTTGACTGATAGGCGGCACATCTCCCACATTGGGTGCAACTCGTGTATAACGATTGAGTTCTGGAAACGCATCACTGATAGTACTCAAATCAATTCCGGCATGCATGGCTGCAATACAATATGTGGGATGAACGTGTACAACCACACGAACTTCACCCGAGTGTTGTCCCAACTCACGTTGTAATCCAAAGTGTAATGGGATCTCTCCGCTGGGTGTTAGATTTTTGCTGATGTCAGTGTAAGGCAAGTCTCTCCAGTTGTAGGCAAAGATACCAGTACCGTGTCCACTGTTGATAGTTCTGTCAATTGCAATCTTTTTAAATTGATCTGGTTGCAAAGTCTGTTTACGCACACCGCTGGGTGTGATATAAAAGTGGTCGCGATCATGATGTCGTATACTTACGTTACCATCACGACTGGTAATCCAATTACGCTTGTAAGCGTCTACCATTATGTCACAAATTGTTTCTAACATTATAGTTTACATGCCTCACAGTCGTCTTCTAACTCTTCAAAATGGAATCCATTCACTTGCACCCCATTCACCTGTGTTTGTTCTGGTAACAATTCTTCTGTTTGTTTGCTACCAGCTTTGTTAATCAAACTGTAGTAGAATGTTTTCAATCCCCAATAGTGCGCCTGCATCAAGTTTTTTGCAATCATTGTGGTTGGCACTTTGCGATCTGCAAAGTGTGCTGGATTATAGAAAGTGTTTGTACTGATACTTTGATCCACATAGGCTGCAATAACACATGCAGTTTTCAAATAACCATCACAGTTTTTCTGCTCCCACATGAGTTGATACTTGTTCTTGAGTTTGTGATATTCAGGCACAACTTGTGTAAATGACCCGGCTTTGCTTTCCTTGGTACTGATTAAGCTCATAGGCATCTCAATCCCATTAGTGCTGTTTATAACTACACTTGAGCTC